ACTGTATGAAGTTACTAGAGTAGGAATTCCTACTTTACCTTTAACGGTTGGGCCTATTATAGCGGCTCCTGCTTGTACAGGTTGTTGAGTTACAAATGATTGATCATTCTCTATTGCTAATACACCAGGTGATACAATTGTTTCTGCCATTGTAATGATTTATTTTATTATAAATATGGTGTATTTACAACTAGATTACTCTGCAGCTGTAATCTCACCCGTTTCTGGGTCGATAGTACATTTACCGTAAGTTTCAAATACTTTTTGGGTAAATTCTTTTTCTTTTTCTCCTAGTTCTGCTAAAAATGTTTTAGCATTTTCGTGACGTTTTTCTATTTGAAGTTTAACAAGTTCAATTTCACCAAGCTCAACAACTAGAGCACGAGTGTTTGATTGAATTTCTTTTAGTGTTGCTTGTTCTTCTTCTGTTAAGAACTTTTTTTCTGAAACGATTGACATAATTTTAATTTTTTAATGTGTGGTTATAAATATATTACTTTCCTTGAGAAACGTATGTTTTTGTATAATTTTTACTGTTTTTGTTTTTACTTGACTTTGATTTTGCATGAACCCCCGGGTTTTTCTTTTTAGGTTTTCTTACGAATGAAACTACTGCTTGTCCTTTTGCTTTTGCCATTTTACTTTAGATTATTTAAATTATTAACTGTTTCTGTTGTAATTATAACTTGAGCTTTGCTATTATACTTTTTAATAGCAGTTACATCTTTTTGAATAGTGTCTGGTACAATATATCCAAACATTTTTAGAGTAAATGTACCTTTTATAATTCGACTTGTTGTATCTGAAACTTCAATTGCTGTGGAGTATGAATCAATAGATGCTTTGAATTTAAAGCGTTCAGAATCTCCCCAATATGAATCAGAAGCATAATTAATTGCTTCAATTATTTTGTTCATCTGTTCAACATAGTACGTTTGAATAGCACATGTATACGTTAAATTAACGTAGTCAGGTACTACATTGACAACGAATTGCTCTACAGGTTTACGGTTTGTTAATACGCTAAAATTTGAATATGAGTTTTTTGGGTTATATGTTTTAGCCCAAGAAGTATATAAATGAGGATTATTAGCATCTAATTTGTTTGTTAAAGAACGATTTTTATCCATCGTATCTCTTTTAAACATAATTAGTGGAGCCATTATAGCACCATTTTTATCTTTGTAATATCCGTCTTTTGATACAGATTTCCATTTTTCAGGTGAACCATAAATTACAGGTACTTCAATTCGCACACCATTTTGATAAACAAATGGACGAATAACATTTTGAAAATAAAACATTATTGCCTCATCAATATCTTGTAGGCCTACAACAAATGGTTTAACAGTGTCACCTTTAAATGACATCTGTTCAGAACGATTAAAATCAACTCCACTTTGTTGTTTTGAAGTAAATTGATTAAAGTTAGAAGGTATATTAGGATTACCATAAGATTCCCCAGTATCAGGAAATACATAAGGATCTACCTGATCGTTTGAGATCTGTTGTTGAGATTTTGGGTTTGGTTTTCTAGCTGATGGCATACCTTATAGTCTTTCTCGTGTAATTTGTACTTTATCTGCAGGAACATAATGGCAAAAACAAATAATAGATAAGTTAGTTCCATAATTTTCCAATCCTGGGTTTAATGGGTTTACATCATATGGGTATGCTGGGTCTTTTCCAACGAATAATTGATTATCGTTGGTATTATCTATTTCCCAGTATGAATTATTCCACATAATTATATCTCCTACATCAGGTACAATATCTGCTCCATAAGGTGTTCCAGGATCATTACCAATATCAGGACCTCCACCCGAGGTAACAGGATTTTTACCGCGTAAATCGTCACGTAAGAATCTAAATTCCATTGGACGAGCATAATCTACACCAAAATCATCTACTGGGGATTGATTGTCTCCTCTATTGATTAATGTATTGAGAAGGATTGGTCCATTGTAATATCTAGCACCAGCAGCTTCACCGTAAATGTTTACTTTTGTTTGACTATCTATTAATTGATAATAAGCACATTGTTGGGAAATAATGTCCCACATTAACTCACGGTTAAGATGTCTGAATAAAGATACGTCTCTTTGTGTACCAAATAATGCCATATTATCCTATAAAAATTGTCATTGGAACATCTGCTAATATATTTCTTTGACTTTCCGCTTCAGCTGCTTTATTTTCAAGTAAAGTTTTGCGTGAAGTGGTATCAAAATATGCTCTTAAACGATCAATTAATGCCGTTTTATCAGTAGTAGCAGAAGTAATTAGATCACTTTGATTCAATGTTACTTCAGATCCTGGGATGGGTAGGGTGGCATATTTTCCACGAACGTATCCTAACATTTCTTTTACAATAGCTAAACCATATTCAAAAATCCATTGTCGACCAATTGAATTTATTTGAGAATAAGTTGGGTTTTCATATGGTACATTAGATGCATTGGTTATCATATTTTGACCATTATTATCTACATAAGGATTATTACGGTCCGATTCTAAAATATATTGGAACCACAATTCATGGTAATGTACAACCGGAATAGGGAATATTTTAAGTTGGTTGTTAACCAATTCAAATGTGTATTGTGATTTACGAATTTGATCGTTAAATTCAATTGCTTGAATTTTCTGTAAATCGTAGTTAATAGGCATCAACATGAAGTTAATAGCAGGAGAATATGAACCCCAACCAAAACTATCAAGCATTTGCATCATACCAGTACCTGTACCCGCATATGGGTCAAAATATCGCATAATTGCTGGGGGGGCTTCATAATAGACACGTTTAATTTCAATACGACCTTGGATTCCATTATCAAGAGCCCATTTATTCATATCATATTCTTGCTTGCCCCTTTGTAATGTAATTGAACCTGATCTGTATGTTACAGTGCCTCCAACACCTGCTTCTTCACCATATTGATGAGATAAACGAACAACCGAAGCCATATTTTCTTGTATAACTTGATTGTTAGCAGGACCTATAGTTTGAGAAGCACCTTGAAATGAAAGTAAATTTTCTGCTACTTGATAAGCATATAATTCATTTCCATAAGTTGTAATAGCCTCTTCAAATGCAGTATAAAAGTTTAAATTTTGCAATTCGACTTCAACTAAAGGATACCCCAAACGTTGAGCAGCAAATTTAGCAAATTTATCAGAATCTATTTGAAATTGTGGATCATAATCATAAAAACCAAACGGTGTATCTCCTGGTTGAAATGAACTTGAGCCCGGCCAAATTGGAATATTCATAGTGCTATTTTGTTATAAATATGAATAAAAAAGGGCCTCATTTAGAGGCCCATTTTAAATATATTGTGTTTTTATTATGATAATGAACCTGATCTCCATGCACCAGCCATCCAAACATAGAATCTATGATTTCCTCCTACTGTGGCAAATACCATTTCACCATTTGAACCTGACCAAGCAGGAATGGTTGATTGAGTGGTTGGTAAAACGATTGAACCAGACATTCTTACTCTAAAAGCATCACTACGAGTACCACCATATAGTGGGTCAGATCCATTTCCAACAATCAATAAAGAGGAACTATCTTCGATATTATATAAACCTTCAACATGTTGATAATTACCCCTAGCTATTGTCCCTGATCCTTCAGCATGAGATCCATATCCTATAGCTACTGTGAATTCACCTTCAGCATGTGAATTTGATCCCATAGCAACATTATTACCACCTTCAGCATGACCATATAATGCTATATTGTTATTTCCTTCAGCATGGCACCCGTACCCAGATTTTAAAGTTTGATTAGGATATGTTATTAATGTATTATTAACATCTATAATAGCAAGAGGAATACCTGCAGATTGATTTAATGTAGATGAACTTACATATTGAATCTGAGTTAAGTTAGATTGAAAGAAAGAGCGAGATACTATTAAATAATTAGTTCCTAACGCAACAACCGTACCGGGGGTAAAAGAGGAAGTTATATTACCTATAAATGATGGTAATTGAGTCAATCCATTAAAAGTTCCATTAGTATCCCATGCCGGAAGGCCTGCTGTTGAATAAGATCCTTCAACATGCGAAGCATCAGCTTTTGCTCTTGAAAAATACCCTTCAGCATGTGAATAATCCCCACTTGCGGAAACATAAGATCCTTGAGCTAATGAATTATTTAAAGCTACGTTATTACTAACACCAGTTTTCATAGGTCCTACATTAATAAATGTATTTGAACCGGAAATAGTTACTGATCCTGTAACAATTAGACTACCTGTTATAGTTTGAGTACCTGTAAATGCATTAGAGCCTGTTGAAGCTAATGATGAAGTGTTGACTGTGAATGAGCTAGTAACATTACTAGTAATTACAGTTGAACCGTTACTAGTTATAGAACCGGTAACAGTAAATGAACCTGATAAATTTAATGAGCCTGATAGAGTTGGCATTTTATATTGATTTTAAAGTTAAACTAATCTAATTTGAATAAAACTACCATTTCTATATAAACCCCCTAATGGTACTCCTGCAGCTGCGGCTGCTGCATCATTTACAAATTCTAAACTTGATGATACCGTTGGGAGGACAACATATTGGGTTACTGTAAGTGAACCAGTTATTGCGTGTGATCCTGTAAAATAATCAAAGTTACCATCCAATTCTGCATTGGTAAGTGGAGAACCTTTTACTGATCTTAATGTTAAATCTGCCATTTTCTTTTATTTATAAATATTAAGTTGATGCTACAAAATACTCTAATTGCGTACTTCCTGAAATTGCTTTTGCTTTGATTGAGTTAATATAGGTAAAATTACTATAGTAAGTTTCATCTACATATCCATCTACTACATAATCATTAATTGAAGGAGTGTTTATATCAGCATTCCCCAACATAATAGTTTTTCCAGGGTCTAAACTAAGTAAAGCACTTTCAGTACCATCATTGGCAATCAAGTATATTGAGGTATTGTATTGGGTAGATAAATTGGTAATTCGAACATATTGAACATCAGCTTTTACAAATGCTCCACCGGTTTGTTCTTCTTCACTATCACAAAAGCGTAAAATTTCAACACCAGAACCACTAAAAGTAGTAGCAATAGTATCTACACGTCGAACAATTTGGTTAATGTTCGAAATGGTTTTGAATACATTTGTTTTTTCTTTAGTAGTATTAGGGAGAGTGATTTCTTCCGTAATGGTTATATATAAATTAGCCATTTATCTTTTATTTATAAATATGGCTATCCTCTGAAAGATTTGTATACCTCTAAAATATCGTCTACTATTGGGTGTCTATGATTTTTTTCTAGTGTAACTACCTCAAATCCAGGTACTTCTTTCATGTGTTTACATACAACATCAAATCCTGATGATTTCTTGTCTCTTAAGTCAACTTGGGCAGCATCACCACAAAATATCATTTTACTACCTGAACAAATACGAGTTAATAATAGTTCTGTTTGATTGTCTGTTAAATTTTGGGCTTCATCTACTACAACTAAACAATCAGTAAAGTTTCTACCTCGCATAAATGACACAGGTACAATTTCAATTTCACCTTCAGAAATACACTTTTCAATTTTTTCTTTACTGTATAAACGGTGCATATTTTCATATACTGGAGCAGTAAATGGAGCAAGTTTTTCATTAACATCCCCTGGTAGGAAACCAATATCTTGTCCTGCAACTACAGTTGGTCGAGTAATAATAATTTTTTCGATTTCACGACTAAATAACAAATCAAGTGCTACATTAGCTGCTAATAAAGATTTACCCGAACCTGCTTTACCACGTAATATGGTTACTGTATTGTGTAAAATTTTAGATTTAGCGGATTTTTGTTCTTCATTCAATTGAATATTGAACTTGATAGGACCTTTTGGTTTTCTTTTTGCTTTAAATACTTCCTGCGCTTCAGGAGTTCTGTTAAAATCTGTCATATAACTATATTTGCTAATAAATATTGGAAGAAAATAGAAAAGCCTGGCTTTCGCCAGGCTCTTCATATTCGATTATTTACTACCGATTAAATTACATTTAAATCGTTAACCCAAATACGACCGAAGAATTCCGGACGGATCATTTTCTTAGCGTAACGAGTCAAGAGTCCTTTACGTGGAGTAAATGTATCTGGATCGTACACAAGAGGTGTCATGATTAATGGAACATACGGAGCAAATACCGCACCAGTTTCAAGGAATTGTGATCCTCTATAACCCATCAACATTACGTTTTCAGTCATGTAAGGGTTTTTGTAAACTGTGTAACGGTTATTCATTTGACCAGCTTTCTGGATACCGAATGCGTAGCTAGCTTTAGTTACATCACCATCAGAAGATGAAGCAAATCCTGGGATTGACTCAAGGATAGTTGCTACAGTTGGAGAACATACGAGGAAGTTTGCACCACCACGTAATGTCTTTTGGTGAATTTTGTTACTAACTTTCTGCATTTTAGTACCTAAAGTTTGGAACCACTGACCTTGTGTGTTGTAGTAACCAGCGTCAGTTGCCCAAGCTGTTTTAGCACTGTTAAGGTAGTTGTTGTTTTTAGCTGACCAGTACTCATCCCATGCAGATGCGTCTTGGA